TACGCGACAATTTGCCGTACAACTGAGACGCAGAGCGGTGACTTTCCATCAATTCATTAATCTTGAGGAACTGCATGATGGTCGCGATGATACCCGCGATGAGGTTGAGACCACCGATGATGGCGGGAACTGCGGAGCGAATACTTTCAGGGAATTGTTCTTGGGCAAAGTTTGCCGTACCGGTGATGGTCGAGAGTACGATAACGGGGAGTGTAAAACGCATGCTCAGGGCTTGAAACATCAAAAATGCTTGGTAGTTCATGTATCTGTAACACGCAGCAGCTTCACCCCAATCTTGGAGAACTTTTTCTTGCTGGGTGTGCCACCTTTTTGGCGCATCTGGTTTTTCGATATCTTTTGGGAAACCCACGATCATATTGTTCTCACTATTTTCTTGGCTCATATTAATAGTAATGAACATTATATTCTACATTCACCTGTTACTGTTTTTGACTGTACTTATAGTACCATTTCTTAAAAACAAAGAGCTCTTAGAACTCTACAGTATACTAATACCATTCATATTTTATCATTGGTCGGTCAATGATGACACTTGTGCGTTAACCCAGATGGAGATGTATGTCACTGGAAACAGTAAGGAAGAAACTTTTTTCGGGAGAATCATGGGACCCATCTACAAGATGGATGACACAGATGCAAATAACCTCTTAAAAACAGTGATGTTTGGTTTGTGGTTATTTGTCCAATATAAATTGGGTAGGGTAGTTTTAGCCTAAATCATGTGCACATGAAAAAAATAAAATATAAATTAAAATTATATAATGAGTAAGCGTAAGTTAAACAATGAAGTTAATGAAATAAATGAACTTTTAAAAAATTTAAGAGTATCAAATAATAAAAAAAAGAATGAATCTCCGGTATCAAAGAAAAAAAAGAATGAATCTCCGGTATCAAGTAAAAAAAGGAGTAGGTCTCTGTCTCCAGATTTTAGTCATATCACAGAAGCCAACAAAAAAACCGCGCGTAAACTTCGTGTGTTTCTTACAAAAATAGTCAATGGTAAACGCGTTGCTAAGACAAAACAAGAACTTTTGCGTGATATAGCAAACAAAAAAAAATATATACAACGAGAAGAAAACTTCTATAAACGTTTCCCTAAAAATAATTACAAATACATAAATGAGAATATTTACTATAGTTTTCGTAATGAATATGCGGGAAACATTAACAGTAAACTCAACGATTATGTTAAAAATATGAAGTATTTCGAAAATGAGGGTCGTCGAAATTATGGAATCTATAACAATATTTAACCTAAGTTAAATGTCTTAGTTATTAAATCATTACAAAAATAAAGATGCCTTCTTACGCTCCAGTTTACGATTACAGATGGGGATCCGGTACTAACATGGTCACGGATCGATCTATTTTACATAGTGCACGAAAGTTCTTAATCGTAAATGGGAGAAAGCGTGAAATCGATTACATTCCTAGAATCGGTGATCACGGAATTCATGGTGGTGTGTTACAAATCATGCGTGGTCAACGTGTCATCAACTATCACTAGATAAACGTTAGAGACTTATGTGTAATATCAACTATGGACTATAAGGAACCAAAGAAACGTGTGACCAAAAATGATAAGAAACATAGTAAAAGTGTGTACTCCAGTAAACACGTGAGAATCAAGACTGATATATTATTAAAATCTAAGGCTAATAATAATGAAGTCCAAAACTAAACACACAGCTTTGCTCATAACTATATTTGTTTTGCTACTAGTAATTTTGTATATGCTCACGACTCCACCCAAGGTTCAGCGCATTCACACGATGGAACAAGTTGAAGTTCCAGTTCAAATCCCCGTAGAACGTGAATTCAGAGCACCCCCAATTAAGGAATACAAACCCGCGCACGTACAACAAATGGGCGTTTTGTTAGGGGAAAATAACGAAACACTCCCCTTGTATGGCAAGGAAGTGCGTGGAAGACGCGATAGATATCATTATTACACGGTAACACCCGGTGATCAGATGTACTCTCTTCCAGTGTCTATGGGTGAAAGAGACTGCATGGATGACATTGGATGTCAAGAAATTTACGGTAACGAAACAGTAAATGTGATGGGTCAATCTGGTGACTTTTCTGCGAAATTGTATCGAACGGATAATTTCTTTTAGGCTTTATCTTCTTCTTTTTTAGGAATCGCCGCTAGTACGCGGTGATATGTATCCAAAGTTACCAGACCGGATAGAACGACACATGCAGCGAGTGAAGCGAAACCAACTGGTTTCATTGGTACTGGAACCCACCATCCTATGAACTTCTTTCTCATTATGTTTGTTATCATGATGCAGCAGCATAGAAGGCACAAAGCTGACATTGAATAATGTTTGTTTTTATCGAATGGTACAGTTGGACTGAATGCATCCTGACCCGGGATAATGTTTATACCTAGCATGTTCAATATTGGTAATATCAAGAACAACATTTATATTTACATAGATTTTATATTGAGACCAAATTCAGTCTTCATGAACTTAATAGCTTCATTCATGTTTGGGTGACTCCATAAGAGCCATCTGGACCAAAAACCTGCGGTCTTCAAACCCGAGATTCCCCAATCCTCGAGTTTGCTCCGTTTCAATCGTAACATTCGTTCGTGTACACGCTCTGGATCACTGAATTTACGCGTGTCACCTCCACCGTGTCGTAAAACATAGAGTCTCATTCTCATGGGGTCTTTGTGTATGGTGTAGTCTGTGTATCCCTTACCACCAAAGTCTACGTGATCACCGTTAGAAAACGTGACCCGATACTTTTTATCACGGGTTGGACTTTTTCTAAGAATGACTTTCATTATTATTTATATCCGAAAAATTTTTTTTATTTTCAAAACTTTTTTCTTTTAAAAGAAAGTGTAAAAAAAATTATTTTTATTTTCAAAACTTTTTTCTTTTAAAAGAAAGTGTAAAAAAAAATAAAATTTTTTATTCATTTTTTTCGAGAAGAGCACTAAATAAATTTAGGATGTCTGCAAAATAATCGAATGACGCACCAACAAAATTACCTTCATAGTTTCGTCTCAGTATGTTATTTGTATCATAAACAATGAACAAGGCAAACAGGGGTACCACGATTTCAGTGTATTTCTTACCCGAGAATAACCTTACCAAAATCAAACCTATCAGTGTTACGAACAACACCGAACCAAGCGCGCGAAGATCGTACCCGAGCATCCGCGTGATTACACCGAGTGTAAACATCGCGATGAAAATCGTGACTGCATCGAGAAGTGCTTCTTTCGCGTCTTTCTTACCTCTGACACCCAAGAACATACCTGCCACGGCGGACATAGCGGTGAAAAGCATGAATCGTGTGATAATATTCTTGGTGAACGCGAACATGAGAAGCGCGACGAACCATGCGATCATGTATGTGAGTGCATTTTTGGCGAACGCTTCGCTCATTTTTGGGTCTTCTATGGTAGTCTTCGCAAAGCCGTATGTCACGAGTGACTGAAATATCAAGTTTGCGAAAACCTTGGATAGGAACATTCTATTAATATACACATCTAAATTAATTTACTTTTTCAAGAGCATGTAGTGGTGGTACAAGTGGATACCGTTGATGTACAAACCAACGGCAAGTGGGAAAAGAAGTCCTGGGCGCTTCTTGTATACGGCTGGGAGTGCCATGAGAACGACGAGGAGCACCATCGAAAAATAAATCACTGGTGGTGCAAATAAACCGGTCTGTGTTCTAGTGAGACCCATGAAAAAACGTTTATCAAGTGTATCGACTTCTTCAGTTGGCTCTGGTGCGTAGTATTCTTTTCCTTTATAACCTGGCATTTATTATAGATGGAGAAAATAATAAAGTGTCTCCTGTTTCCGATCGTTTTGATTGCCTTTGATTACTTTAAGAATCCAATCGATCGTTTATATTTTCGCAAACCACTCAGACCACTCGTGGGTATTAGAAATACACTCATAGATATGTTATTATACAAACCATTTTACCATCCACAAGATTTTAGTGACGTGTGGATATTGCGATTATATCATAGAGAAATGCTTGAAGCCGTGTACGAAGGGATGGGTGAGGCGAAGAAGTACTATTTTCATGACGACGATGCGTGGTTTGAAAAAACAGATAAATATTATTATTATAAACTCGAAGATTTCCCACTCATAAAGAATCGTGTAGACATGATGCCAAGTGTCGTGGGTGGAATGGTAGCTGTGATGGATGGTCCTATAACTATTCCACCCCATCGCGCAGAACACAATTTGTATTTGCGGTACCACCTCACACTAGAGGGTACGAGTACACTAGATACAGAATTTGACACGCATGAACATAAGGCGGGTGAAGATTTTGTTTTCGATCATTCGAGGTATCATAAAGTTGAAAAGACCACGGATGATAGAAGGATTGTGTTGATATTGGATATTAAGAGATTCTAGAACAAGAGATGAAATCTACACACAGCTTCGTATGTTTCCTTTCCACCTACGAGTTCTACTTCCTTTGCGTCAACCAAACGCTTGGTAAAAGGTCCGGGTGTTCCATCCTTGCATTTCATACATAGAGCTGATAGCTTCGTCACTTCGTCTGCCATGGGGATGCAATCCAGAATTTCACCGAATTTTTCTTGATTGTACGTTGCATCCAGACCCGCTACAATGATAGTCTTTTTAAGAAATATACACATGCGTACAAATTCCTTGAGATTCGTAAAAAATTGCGCTTCGTCTATGGCGACTATTTCTGATTCACAAAACTTTTCGTCTGCGAGACACTGTGATAAGTGTCTAACTTTTATACAATCAAACTTTACTCCATCGTGTGTGTGAATCACATGTCCTTCGCATCTAGTATCTTTTGTAGAATTTATGACTGCAATTTTTTTACCCATGATTTTATATCTTTTAAGACGTCGAATTAGCTCCGACGTCTTACCAGAAAACATATTGCCTATGATTATTTCGAGACTCATCTTATACAAATTTAGACTTTTTTGTTTAACTAAGTCAAAGGTTTAACACACCTAAAATTAAATATGATTCACAAGGCTTCTTATAAAGGGCAGTGTGGTTTGTACTGCACCGAAACTGGGCGCGTGAAATTTGGTGACAAAGTGTTTCATAGCATCGAAGAAGCGATTAAATTTTTCGGAAAGTAAAGTATGACAAAGATCATCACGGCAAATTTTATGATATGGAAATCCATGGATTTACAAACCAATTCCAGGACGAAACACCCGCGTAAATATGTATACAAGAAGAAACTAAAATGTGACCACAATTGTACAGCGTGTAAAGGAACTTGTAAGATTTATAATCCACATGCGGATTCATATCATAAATGTCGCCGGTGTGAACAGAAAGTTAAAGATGATTACGATTGGTTTGATTAAATTATGTGTAATAAGTAAGATGACCCTCACCGATCAGGAAATATCTAAGAAAGTTCGCGAACTGCGAAGAACAAAGGGTCCATTATACGCACCCCTTAAATATTTCAGAGGGCTCAAGACACTCAAGGACGTAGAAACTAGATACATGAAAATGAAAAAGAAAACATACACGAAATTCTCTACCGATAAGAACGTGAAAACGCGCACCTCCTCATACACGAAACGATTCCGCGAAAAATACCCGAACGCGAAATCCATACCGGAAATTGCGAAGGCAACGAAGATACCACTAAAGACACTGAGAACCGTGTACGATCGAGGACTCGCTGCGTGGAGAACCGGGCACCGACCGGGCGCTTCTCCACAGGCGTGGGCATATGCGAGAGTGCATAGTTTTGTAATGAAAGGTAAAACATATTACACGGCGGATAAAGATTTGAGATAGATGAAAAAAATATGTCTAAATAATATAATTAAACATGGTTGATATGCCCACAGAAGCTAACAAAAAAGCTGCCGCGAAAGCCAAGGTGAGGCTCACAAAGATAGTAAATGGGAAACGCGTTAAGAAGACTCGCGAAGAACTTTCTAAGAACGTTCAGAATGTTTTGAAAGCGAAGAAACCAATGCCTACAATGGCCGACAAGGAAATGGCAAAGAAAGCCAAAGTGAGGCTCACAAAGACGGTAGATGGAAAACTTGTTAAGAAGACGCGTGAAGAACTCTTGAAGAATATTAAAAACAAAAAGAGTGTCTCTGCTGCCGGACAGCCAAAAAAGAAGCTCGATGTGCGGACAAAACGATACAGGGCTTTCTTAAAACGTTACACGTTTGAGAATTACCCATACATAGGTGAAGATATTACCGAATGGGCGGAAAATTATGCCTCAAACAGGAAGGCTAAATTAGAGAACTATAAGAATATATTGAGGAACGCAGAGAACGAGGCTCGTAGAAATTATGGAAACTAAAACAACTTATAAAGATTTGAGATGATACATACCGAATTTATTGTAATAAATATTTCATGAAGACCGCAGAACTCGTTCCAGTCCGGTCTCCATGTGATAGACTCAATGTAGGATGCGTTTTCGTAAATAACAATCGATGATTGATTTGAATACCTAAGTCACTTTGTCCTATCATTAAAATCACAAGACTCAGTCAAACATGAACTCTCAATCTATCGCTACCTACATCGCCAACCTTGAAAAGGAGAACGCCGAACTCAAAGAGCGTCTCCGCAAATGTGAAGAAGAAAAGGCTATCCTGGAATACGAAACCATGCTTCACTACGCTGAAGTGAGTGAAGACGAATCTGCTGCATCTGACTCTGACTCCGAATATGAAACGGAATCTGAACCTGAATCTGAATCTGAATCTGAATCTGACGATAACTACTTTGTCTGTTACAACTTACCTCTCACGGAAGCTTTCGATGAGCTCGCCAAAGAGGAAGAAAATGAATACAAGAAAGCTGTGTACGAAAGAGCCGCTAATCTGATCTACCACCTTGATTTCAAGGTAACCAATGGCGAAGAACTTTCCCACATGTGTGGTATCGGAAAGGGTACCGTCCGAAAAATAAATGAATTTCTTGAAACTGGTGAAATTAAGAGGTCCAAGACATTCACTACGAATGAAAACATTGCCGAGCAATTGGAATTGCTCTCGAAATCTGAGAAAAACACTCATAAGAGTGAGGCTTACAAGAAAGCCGCCGACGCTATCCGCAAACTCAAATTCGAAGTCACGAACGGTAGCGTTATTTCCAAAGGACCTCGAAAGGTGCCTGGTATCGGTAAAGGTATCGCGAGCAAGATCGATGAATACATCGCGACCGGTAAAATTAAGAAGTTCTCGGGCTAGTAGAATACGTTTTAATCATCAGATATCAACATTTTCCTTACTTCATCATATACGACACTCAATAGCGCCACCTTGTACGCGAGAAACCCGACGAATGTCGCGCCGTAATCGAAATCAAACGCAAACGGTGCACTGTTCCACACAGTTTCAAATACAGCGGTTCCAATGGGAGCTAACAACTGTTTTTGAAACGGTGAACTTTCGATGTTATCCACGTGATTTTCGAGGAGTGATATGTAAGCCAGAGACGTAGCGACACCAATCGTGGAAGACACACCCTGCTCCGCACCCTGTGTGATAAAATACATGGACGTGAGTGCACCCCCGTACGCGATGGTCATACGATTGATACGTTTTTTGAGTTTATCATAATCAGTTCTTGGTTCAGACGACGCGCGAACGACTGCGTTATGGATGGACCACATTTATAAAATAATTTGCGTATTCCTTAATTGAGATAAAGATTACGTTCCCCTATATATAAATGAGCGAACTTTGCGTTAAGAAATTGGTTGAAGATGCTGTTATTCCAACTCGGGGTTCTTCTCATGCTGTTGGATATGATTTATACAGTGTCGAGGATTGCTGTGTACCACATAACTCGCGGCATCTTGTCGGGACGGGGATCTCAATTGTTTTGCCAGTAAATGTGTATGGTCGGGTTGCGCCCCGTTCAGGTCTCGCTGTCAAGCACGGTATCCAAGTCGGTGCGGGTGTCATAGATCCGGACTACACTGGCGAGGTCAAGGTCGTACTATTCAACCAAGGCGACAAAGATTTCGAAATCAAAAAAGGAGACAGAATCGCGCAACTTATTTTAGAAAGATGTGAAACGCCGAGTGTTCGAGAAATCAGTGAAATTACCGAGACTGATCGCGGTTCTGGTGGTTTTGGATCTACTGGCGTTTAAAATTTTTTTCGTTCATCACAGAACCAAAGCATTTCTTCTGTGGGCATGAATAGAATGCCTTTGCGCATGGTTAACCATAACTGCGCTTGGTTTACGTTTGGATAACTCCAAAGGAGCCACCTTTCCCAATACCCCGCACGAAAGGGATCGTCCCAATTTTCTTCCGTGCTGGTGTCCGCATAAAGCATACCTCTGTGTATTTCGTATGGGTCGGTCTCTGTTCTCACATCTTTTGGTATTTGTGCACCGCGTCTGAGAAGATGTGCTCTCATGAGCCGTGGATTTCCGTGATCTGTGTAATCGGGTGAATTCTTGGATCCAATGTCTATAGTATTCTTATTTGGGAGAGTAACCCTGTACTTGTGTGTGAGAGTAGGACTTGGCTTGAGGACCACGTGCATATACATTAATAAATCAATAAAAATATCCTAAGTTGCACACAGACACTTTAATAAATCAAACATGTTGAACATCCTTAACGCGACTATTGGTACTGGCGGACCCCTCGTGGTCGAACATAGAGGTAAGATTTTTGTGGAACACTGTGTTCTCATTTCCACAGATCATATAGAACGAATGAAGGCTCGAATCAAGAAAATTGCATTCAGTAAGATTGAACAAACTTCAGATCGCTCGTTTTCAATTTCTTGACCACAAATTTGGTTTCGATCATACGCATGTACGCATAGGCAACCAAGAACTCAAGATTATGTAATGACTTATATAAGTGCCATGTAAACATTTTCAATACGTAATTATCTCTTTTGTTACACGTCTGTTCTCTCGTAGTAGTTGTTGTTCTGGCCATATCCTATATAAAAACATAGATTCTAAATAAGTTATGCGAACATTCATATCACTCGATGGAATTACCATTAAGGTGGGTGAGAATGCAAAGGATAACAGTGCACTGACTGAGTCGAGCTATCCGAAAGAGTGGTGGTTACACGTATCAGACTTACCAGGTTCGCATGTGGTCGTGTGTTACGAAGGCGATGTTATTCCTCGAGAAACTAAACGTGATGCAGCGATACTTGCAGTGAAATACAGTAAAGCCAATTGTATGTCTATGGTACCCGTGGATTTGGTGCGCGTAGAAGATGTTGTGTCTGCGAAGAACCATGGGCAAGTGCACTTAACTAAATCGGCGATGATACTCACGACGTTTCCAAACAAAGAAGCACCGCGCCTTGAAAGATTATTAAAAACGAAGGGCGCCACATGAAAAATGAACCATCAAGATTGGGCGCCTGTCGTCATTCATGGAAAGTCTACACCCACGACTCAAAAAATGTCTCGACCACACCGTGAAGTGACAAAGGAACAAAAATTGGATCGAACTGAGATTGGTACACACAATAAAGTATCCGTGTCTATGGCGAATACGATTCAGCAGGGGCGTATTGCTAAAGGTTTTAAAACACAAAAAGATTTAGCAAATGCTATAGGTGTACCCGCGAATGTGATTAATTCATACGAGTCTGGGAAGGCTATTCCAGATAATTCAATTCTCCAGAAACTGCGTAGAGTTTTGGGTGTGAAGTTGAAATAATATATAGACGTATCATAATAATGACAAATCCACTTTTGAAACTTCATCAACTCAAGGAGAGGCAAACACAAATCAATAGAACTTTTGCGAAAGCTGGTAAAAAACAGGAGAAGCTCAATAAATTATTTGACAAGCAATCGGCAGCTTACAAAAAGGGTGACATCAAGAGTGCACAAAAGCTTGGTGACAAAATTAACAAACTTTCAAAGGAAATTAAACGCGACTGGAACAAAGTCAAAGCATGATACTTAGAGTTTAAACATGTAATTTAAGTATGCGAGATGTCTGGTATTTGGTTATGAATCCAGATAAATCTCTTTGTTTGGCTAAAGGTAAAAAAGATATAGAAACTGTTATACAGTTAATTCCTAGGACTTATAGTAATCGAATGTGGAAATTTGAAAGGGGTGCGTGGGAGTACATGAAACTCATTGTGGTGACACACTTTTTGTCTATATTCATATTTTTCAATGATGTACTTCAAGTAATAAATTTTATATTATCTGTGATTGTAGTTTGCACAGATAATAACAAATATACGCTCCCTTGTTTATTTGGGCATTTAGTATTTTGTTCCACTGGAATACCACTGAATGTTATATATTGGAGTGTTTATGATTTGTGTATTTATTCAATTTATGTGTTATTTTATTCCGTGTTACTTATATTTTACGTAAGAGCTGAATAGTGACCTGAAATGTAATATACGTCCTGGAATCCTAAATCAACTAATTTCTCTGCCGCAACTCTGGCCCTTTGTCCAGTGTTGCAGTAGACGAGCAAACCCTTTTTTGGGAGTTCTGAAACGGTCTTTCTGTTCATTTTATTTACAGGTAGATGTAAAGCACGTGGGTAGTGTCCCATTTTGTATTCAACGTATGTTCGAACATCAATGACCTTTTTTATTTTTCCAGACTTTATCATTTTTTTGGCTTCTTCTGAAGATATGAGGTTTTCACCGGTAAATGTATACGCTATAGCGAGACCACCTAGTGCTATTACGAGTGGCAACATTTAACATATACATGCATAAAGATTTGATGTGAATCTACATTATGAGTCTTCGAATTAAGAAGTTGCACCCAGATGCTATCATTCCTACGAGAACGTCGCCTGGGTCGGTAGGTTATGATTTATATAGTATGGAAGAAATTGTGGTTCCACCTCTCGAACGTGCATTCGTAAGTACGGGTGTTTGTGCATCTCTTCCATCTGGTGTATATGGGCGAATAGCCCCTAGATCAGGGCTTACATTGAAACATGGCATACAAACTGGAGCGGGTGTGATCGATCCAGATTTTACTGGTGAATTGAAAGTCATCCTGTTTAATCACGGGAGTGAACCGTTCGTCATTAAAAAGGGGAATAGAATTGCTCAGATGATTTTGGAGCGATGTGAAACGCCTCTCATAGAAGAAGTCGAAGAACTAAAGCAGACACAAAGAGGTGAACGTGGATTTGGTTCTTCTGGTAATTAATTTAGTTGGAGAATGCTATACCGGCCATACCATCCTTAATTCGCAAGATGTTGTAGTTAGCCGCGTACACTCTATACAAACCATCTCTGGCATCGGACTTTGGAGTTTGAATGGTCAACTTCGCATTGTCGATTCGAGAGAAATTTAGTGTGCCACTTGGTTGTGATCTGTTCATGGTGAGACAGAATGGCCATGAGAACAACGGGAGAGCATCAAGAGAGGATGGCGCAAGAGTCGTTGTGTGCATTTCATGTACAACATTATGGTGGAAGGTATTGGATGTGTTTTCGAAAAGAGCCAAGCCATTAATGTATAGCGAGGAACTCGCGAAGCTGTAATCATCGGACCAAGAACCAGTGCTCACATTGGACGTGGTCAAGTGAAGAGATTTGACTGGGTGGTTGAAATAGGTAAGATCAATGGACGTATCGGATTTAGTCATTGGTTGGTATTGCACCTGTGTGATGAGAATTTCATGTTCTTGAGCGGTGAAATGTTCGCGTTCGGCGGTGTCCAAGTAGGCATACATACCATAAATCTTTGGAACAGCACCCAGGTTACCTAGATTGGAACGGCACTTGATACGCAATTCAACTTCGTGGTATTGCAAAGCTACCAATGGGAGAGATTTTGTCCAGTCTTCACTGAAGAAGAATGGTATCATGTAATAATCACCCGCGGATCCACCGACACCCTTGGCGTTATCGGCGATTTCGGCGGTCGTGACCGCACAAGAAGCCTTGGATTGGCTGTCTCTGAGGATAACATTGTGAACACCTTGTACGTAGAGAGAATCCATGCGACAAACTTCTTGGCCACCGATGTGCAAACTGAATTCGGTAACCGCGGTGTCGCTGGTGGAGTGAAGACCATCGGTGTTAATACCGACATTGGAAATATTTGGGTGTTCAACCCACACATAACTCAAAAGATCGCCCTTGGATCGAATTGGGACAACAACTTCGTTGCCACCATTAAACGTACCAATGTAATCCATGCGCTCTGGTTTGAGAGCAAAGTTAGTATGACGTTTATAGTTTTGGCGCCAGAAACTGACTTGGGGTTCACCAGTGATGTACGCATCCTGAGCCCCGACTGAGACAAGATCGACAAGTGCAGCTGACATAATTATTATTAAATGATATTAAAATTTTAGGTACATAACGAAGTATGGTTGTCTTCCAAGCACTCACCTGGGAGACCAAGGATACAGATGATGAACACTTGGTCAGTATCTTTGGTAAGACAAAGGATGGTAAGTCTGTCTGTGTGACTACAGCGTTTACACCATATTTATTTGTGAAGCTCCCAAAAAACGTGACGCAGCAACGGGTTCAGATAATTTACAACAAGATTGAGAAGATGTGTCCTGGTTGTCTCACTAGTTATAATACTATTCATCGTAAAGACGTATGGGGTTTTCAAAATAATGAGCAATTTCCATATCTTCAGTTATTTTTCAAGAATCTTGCTTCGAGGCGTATGGTTGCTGGTCGTCTCAGACGTCCCCTACCAGATGAAACACTTAAATTAAAATTGTACGAATCAAACTTGGATCCAGTTTTAAGACTTATGCACCGAACGGGTATTCAGTCTACCGGATGGCTTGATAGTGGAGACGAATGTGTTCAGGGTTACAATGCGCACACCGAAATTGATTTAGATTGTAAAAACTGGAGAAATCTTAAACCTGTGGAAGACCCAGAGACGGCCCCATTTGTGGTTGCTTCTGTGGATATTGAATGTAACAGTTCTACGGGTAAATTTCCCGATGCGGATATTGAAGGTGACGCATGCTTTCAAATTGCCATTTCATTATGTAAATTTGGGAGTGATGAACCTTACGATAAAACGTGTCTATGTTACAAAAAGACTGATTCTAATCTCGAGGGATGTAACGTAGTGTCATTTGATACGGAGCGAGAAATGCTAGAAGCATTTAGGGATTATTTACATGAAAAGGATGTGGACATTATTACCGGATGGAACATCTTTGGATTTGATCTTGAATATCTCATGAAAAGGGCTATCGTGACGCGATGTAACTTAAAATTCTTTCAATTGAGTAAACTGCGGGGATACAACTGTGAACTCACACTCAAGAAACTTTCTTCGAGTGCTCTGGGAGATAACGATTTGAAACTCGTGAGTATGCCTGGTCGTTTCATTTTCGATTTGTTCCACGAGGTGAAGAAGGGATACAAACTTGATTCGTATAAACTCGATAACGTGTCTAATTTGTATCTCGGTGACAATAAAATTGATATGCCTGCGAAGGAAATGTTTGCTCGATACAATGAAGGTGACCCCGTGAAATTGCGGGAAGTTGCGGAGTATTGTATTAAGGATACCCTTCTTCCACACAGACTTTTGTCTAAACTATGTATACTGATTAACCTCCTGGAAATGGCGAAGGCAACCTGGGTACCCCTGTGTTATCTCGTAGAACGGGGGCAACAAATCAAGGTGTTTAGTCAATTAACAAAGAAGGCGAGGGAGATGGGATTCATGGTTCCAACTATTCAGTATGGTCAACTGGGTGATCAAGGATACGAAGGTGCGACTGTTCTCGAAGCGCAAAAGGGTGCATATTACAAACCAATTACGGCACTAGATTTTGAAGGTCTGTATCCTTCAATCATGATGGCACACAATTTGTGTTATTCAAGTCTTGTCATGGATCCAAAGTACGAAAACGTACCTGGTGTGGAATACGAAACATTTGAGATTCCTGTGCCGAGTAAGGTTGAGGGACAGCCTCCTACAAAGAGAGTATGTAAGTTCGCACAGGGTGTGCCGACGCTTTTACCGAGCATTCTACTTGAATTGAAACAGTTCAGAAAACAAGCGAAGAAGGACATGGCCGCGTCGAAGGGTGCACTCAAAGCTATGTATAATGGTAAGCAATTAGCTTACAAAATCAGTATGAACTCCGTGTATGGGTTCACTGGTGCATCGAAGGGGATGCTTCCATGTGTAAACATCGCCTCTACCGTGACGACAAAAGGTCGGAGTATGATTGATGAAACAAAAGAGTATGTGGAAAAGAACTTTCCGGGTGCGAAAGTGAGGTATGGTGACACCGATAGTGTCATGGTCGAATTTGATGTAGGTGACCGTAAAGGTATTGAGGCTGTTGAGTACAGTTGGGAGATTGGTGAACGTGCCGCTGAAGAGTGTACCGCACTTTTCAAGAAACCGAATAATTTGGAACTCGAAAAGGTATATTGGCCCTATTTCCTCTATTCTAAAAAACGGTACGCCGCAAAGCTGTGGACACAAGGAAAGGACGGAAAGATGAATATGGATTACATCGATGTAAAGGGTCTTCAACTCGTAAGACGCGATAACACGGCACACGTACGAGAGGTGTGCAAAGAACTCTTGGATGTCGTACTCGAAAGTAGTGATACTGAACCTCCGAAGGCACTCGCACTCCAACGAGCCATCGAACTTTTGGAAGGTGATGTACCGAATGAAAAGCTCACACTTTCACAAAGTTTATCTGATTCGTATAAGGTTAAGGGGCAGAGTGTATCCATAAATAGCCCCGGAATCAAAGATATCAACCAAGCACATGTTCAGGTTGTTCATAAAATGCGAGAGAGACAACCCGGTTCGGAGCCACAGTCAGGTGACCGAGTGCCATACATTTTAGTGAAGACAGAAGACCCAAAGGCAAAAGCCTTTGAAAAATCGGAAGATCCAAAGTATGTCTCCGAGAACAATGTACCGATCGATTATGAATACTATTTTATGAATAAGTTCATAAATCCGGTGTGTGATTTGCTTGAACCACTCTTCGAGGACCCAAAAGAAGAGATTTTCGGGGAAATTCTTACTAAGATCAAACCAAAACGAAGACCAAAGAAAAAGGAGACACCCCTCGATGAATTACCATTTAAAAATTAAACGCTATAATGTAGTAAGGATGAAGATTTCTGAAAATTTGGCTAGGGTTTTTCAGGATGAGGTGGAAAGGGCGTGTCATGAGAGAATGTTATTGTATGCACAGTCTATATCCACTATTCACAATATACCCCTGAAACTATTATTAAGGGATTTGCCAAACCCAGGTGGATATTGTTTGGGTATTAAAAAGGGTGGTCAACCTTGCACTAGGAAAGCGAGTCACGATGGGTTTTGTTTATCGCATGTAAATTCAACAAAGTTACATGAACCGGTGAATGTAGGTGGAACTGCGAGACACAATCACCCTTTACCGCCATTATTTAAACCTGGGTGTCCGGCGTGTGAATCATCTAGTAGTAATCAATTTAGAGATTTGAGGCTTATGATGTAATATGAGGAAATCGGATATCCTGCTAAAATCAATTGATACGTTTTACGGTACGCCAGAAAATGGACAGATGCTCACACAAATTCTGTCGAAGACTGGTGGTATCTCCCTTAGAAATCTAGAGTGGTTCATCACGAATTACTCTAAAAAGATGAATTTGATGTACAAAACAAATGACGGTAAGATTTTTAGTGTACACTGCGCTTATAAATCAACACTCGACGGATATAGCAAAAAATTATTTGATCCATTTTGTCGTTCAGACAAGATATCTTATAAGATACCTGGCACAGATGATGAAATTAATACGACTGTTGCACAGCTCAATTTCATCAAATGGTGTATAAAAAATGGTATCATAAAATACATAAAAGAAAATAAAGACACCTTATTCGGGAAATGATACTAACATATCAACTCCACCTATGTTCCTCACTTCATCTATATCGTATCCTTCAACATCTGTCGAATACGATATGGGTTCAATGCGTGTACTTAGATATCCATTTTCAAATGTAAAGGTAGTATAAGTCGTGTAATAAATATGACACGTAAATTCATCGTTTGTTCCATAATAAGGATTTAATGAAAACTCAATCGTAGTTCTACTATTTTTGATGTTTGTAAAATCCAAACTTCCAGAAGGATCTACATTTCTAGGATTCATAGAAAAGCTGTATGTATATATGTTTCTTGGCGTTCCATGAAATTTATGATTTAATGTAGTTAAGTATCTGTAATAGTGTGAGTCTGGTTTATTAATATTTGGAAGATCCTCTCCATTTATGTATAGCTTTGCGTCAATAGCTACATCGTCGGATATGGAATCGTTTGATTTTACATAAGATGGAAATGGGGTAAAATTGAAGCGATTGTGGTAATAGTGGTACTTTTGGTCGGTGGTGCTACTGTTACCTACAACACTCGTATTACTTGAAATGCTTTCGTTTTCAAAAAGTTTATTTCTAAAGAAAAAATGCAAAGTTTTTACTCTACCTTGTGGTGTGAGTTCAGCTTTTAATTTATCTTTACCCAATTCCGTGTCTATTTTTGGGTGAGTCTGAAATATATCTGTTATCATTTCATACTTTTCGGATGTATAAAACAGCCTTTCTTCTTGTGTGACTGTTATCTCTTCTGTGATTATATCGAAATCGTTTAAACTGAGTGGCACCGGATCATCTGTGAAAAATGACTGTGGTCTGAATTCGATTTCAAACTCAAGTTTTTGTTTATTCATCGCACATAATGGCAGATAAGGTCTATTATGTAAGTTTGTTTGATAATCGGAAGATTCATAACTTCTAGAAAAGAAAAATGGTATGGGTACATAAACAAACGTATCAGAAATTCTGATATCTTTGAGAGAATTTGATAAGATGGTAACGCGATTTAAAAAACGATTATCCGTGTATTCTCTGCTCACGTGTTCAGCGTGATCCAAATACAATTCGTCGTATATGTATCCTATGTCATCTCTATAAACTTCTAGTACATTTTCATCTGCACGCATGGTTATGCTTTTGAATAAATGTTTACCTACTTTGTCTGAATAATTGTAGTCAGTGTTAGATAATCCAGGTAATTTAACTTTTATATACATGTTTGAAAGTAAATCTCCCATATTTTGTGGATTAAATGTAACTTTTACAGTTTGACCAAATGGCCAATTACTTGATGCAGTAGATGGTTTGTTTATATTAAAACTTCTATGAAATTTCCTAAATTCTGCATGTCTTTTCTGTTTATAATTAAAGAGTGAATCTCCACCCAATAGATATGTGTCCTGTCCACCTATGGCAGACAAGCAGAGTGCTGCACCGGTGTTTGGACCAGATCTATCGCACATATTACTTATTGCTTATATATTTTTAAATCGGTTTTCCACATGTCGAGGTGACTCGTCAAACTCAAGTCTTCGAGCTCCTTTTTTGTTTTGTTGGTCTCTTCATTGAGTGCTTGGACTGCTTCTTTCGTGTACTGGTACGTCTTGATGTTGAGCAAATAATCATACGAATCATCAACCTTATCAAAGGTTTTAGAAATTTCAGTTTCGAGTTCGGCCTTCTTGCGTTTGAAAACAATGATCTTTTCATTAATGACCGCATCCACAAACCGAGCCATATTTTCGAGCTTCTTGGTCTTCTCTTTGAGAACCTGCAACAGGTGTTCCTTGCGTTTCTTGTATGCATCCATTCTAATCTCCATGAAGTCAACCAAAATCTCTTCTGGGCTCGCGTACTTTTTGATTCCTTTTGTCGGATGGAACAGGTGCATGTTACTCACGTGGAACGACTTTTGAAGCTTAAAATCTTTGATGATGTCTTTGCCTGTGTATCCAGTGATGGTAAAGTCCACGTCTTCGGTGGTACTGTTATTCACAAAACTTGCGATGACCTTCTTGTCTACGAGACCATCGAGGTACTCTTTGTAATCTTGGGTCCAACGACCTGGTGGAAGCTCTGTGATCTTGATCTTGTTTCCAGTGCTCGTGGTAGACCAAAGGCCTTCTGTGACCCAAAACCCATCGGTGTTTTTAAACACCCTACCTTTGAAGTTGTTGAACCAAGGCTTCATTTCCTTGAGCGGTTGCTTGGAAATAGCTCGTTCTATGTTTTCACAGATATCCTTTGGATTAAAAGGTGGTACGTAACAGCTGAATCCCGTACCGATACCCTCTGTGCCGTTGACTAACACGGTAGGTAAAATTGGAACGTAGTACTCCGGTTCGATAGGCTTACCATCGTCATCGAGGTATTTCAAGACGGCGTCATCCTTTGCGTCAAAGAGCTTTCTCGCATCCTTCGTGAGTTTTGTGAAGATGTACCTCGTTTGACTCGCGTCCTTACCACCCATGAGTCTCGTACCGAATTGACCACACGGCTCGAGAAGATTGATGTTGTTCGAACCGGTAAAATTATGTGCTAATTTTACGATCGTGTCTGCGAGAGACACCTCACCGTGATGGTACGCGGAGGTCTCTGCGACGTACGCAGCCAACTGCGCCACCTTCATTTCATTGGTCAAGTTCTTCTTGAAACACGAGTACATGACCTTTCTCTGCGAAGGTTTGAGACCATCAGATACGTGCGCGATGGAACGCTTCAAGTCCGCGAGACTGAAATTCACGAGATCCTTGTGTACGAACTCAGTGATATTGATTCTATCCACGTTTCCGTATGCAATCTCTAGGTCAGATCCCTGTTTCTCTGTGCTTTCCAGAAGCCATGTCTTACGAGAATCTGCCTTGGTTTTGTCGAATGCGAGAACGATGGAGTCATCTGTTTTCTCATCCGTGTCGAACTTGACCGTGAGCTTCTCGATGTTTTTGAAATACTCACGAGCCTCTGCAGACGTGGATGTACCTAGACCCTTGTAGTACTTGATCTTCCATCCAGGTCTCCCATTTCCGTACCACATTCTAAACATAGAATCTGTGTAGAACGACATGGTTTGTGAACCTTTGGTTGCCTTGATGATAGGCGTCACCATGCTCACCACGAAATTTAGGTCGAGTAAACTCGGCCAGAAGTAATGAATCATGTTGAGTACAAGACCCTTGATGTGACTCCCATCCGTATCCGCATCGGTCATGATCATGAGACGACCGTAGCGAAGTTCACTGAGCGAGGTATACACTTTGCCCTGCTGAAGACCCAAAATCTTCTTGAGGTCGCTGAACTCTTTGTTCTCGGTGAGCTGTTTCACGGACGCATCTCTCACGTTCTTACACTTCCCACGAAGAGGAAATACCCCGTAATAGTCGCGACCAACCACAGAAAGACCCGCGACTGCAAGTGATTTCGCAGAATCCCCCTCCGTGATGATGAGCGTACACTTTCCAGATTGTTGCGTACCAGCCTTGTTTGCATCATCCAACTTTGGGATACCAGTGATTTTAGACTTTCGTGCACCATCAGACTTTTGAAGTTCTTTCATCTCTTTGAATTTGGAGAGCGCCATGAGTTCTGATTGAACGCCCGTCTTGAGAATGTCCTTGATGAGCTTCTTCGTGGGTTCGAATTTGCTCCCAAATTCTTGTGGCTTGAGAGTACACTCTGACTTGACCTGACTACTGAATGTTGGATTCACGAGTGTGGCTTTCACAAATACCATGAATGCATTCTTCACTTGTTGGGGTTTGAGCTTGATCTTTTTGGCCATGTCCTCGATGATGTTGGATGCGAGTATGCCCGCGACGTGGTCTACGTGACTCCCACCTTTTGTGGTACAGATACCATTGACGAAAGAGACTTGTTCGAATCCATCTTCGGATGGTGCGACACACACGGACCACCTATCCGACGTAAACAAACAAACTTCGTCGGATTTTGTGTGCATCTTGGCGTATTCATTGAATGCCGTCTTCGGAAGCGCTTCGCCTTGAAACTTGACTTTACACCCTGGTGTGGTACAGATGTTTGCGTCATAGACACGCTTCTCGAAGATTTTGAAAATGTGATCGTCCATCTCTTTCATACCAAACCGAGACCAGTCCGGTGTGAACGTGACGCAAACACTAGAGGTCGCCCCTGAGTAGCTACGCATCTTCGGCTTTCCACACGTCTTCATGTTATCCATCCACTCTTGTGTGTACGTCGTCTTGTTTTCGGAATCCTTGATTTTGATGGAGAATTTGCTCGAATACACATTAGTGAGCTTCGCACCGTACCCGTTCCTGCCACCGACAACACGCTGTTGGGAATCGTCGTAGTTGGTACTCGTGAGAAGGTGTCCGAACGTGAGTTCCGGATTCCAAATCTTCTCCTTTTCGTGTTCTTTGACCGCGATTCCCCCGAGAGGTCCGTTGTTCTCAACACTGATTTCACCTTTCTCTCGGTCGATGTTGACGGAGATGGACGTTACCTGTTTCGGATAGAGTGAATTACGATCGATGGCATTGACAAGAATTTCATCAAAAATCTTGAGAAGCGCGGGTGCGTAGATGACGGTTTTCTTTTCGAATCCATCACCCTCCCTGACCCAATACTGTTCACCAACGCGAGCAACAGGACCAACATACGAGTCTGGCCTTTTTAAGATGTGCTCCACGTGGGTAAGCTTTTGGATGCTTTCACTCATTTTACTTGATTTTTAATAAACGTGGCTCTCACTTAAGCTGTTTTCTGAAAACAAAGGTAGGGGTATTTGGTTGGGTTTTTACACCTAAGTGAAATGAAATGAATCAAAATTAAACAAAGTACATCTAAGAATCTAAATGAACTACTCTACACTCGCAAACACCCTCGGCTTTAGCAAGTACAACCCTAACGGTATCCAGCTATTGCCTGATGGTCGATTATTACTCAAGATTAGTGAGCGAAGCAGTGTGTACAATGATTTGATTGATAGAACTGGCATCGAGATCTCGTATGATGGGCATTTGGAGGGAGCGAGAAGTTCTAGAAATAACGTCGTCCGGAACTTTCTACGAGTTTCGCCGAACTCCAATCCACGTATTATTCTCGCTATCGGTCGCTTTCCGGTGGGTAAGAAGTCGGGTCCATTGATCTGGTCGTGTGACTATTCAGTCTGCTTACGTGGAATAATTAACAAGGGTTTCGGTGTTTCTCCAGAATTTGTCTTATCGCCGGTGTTTAAACTGGAGTGGAATCGGTTTCGGGTTCGCACACCTCTTCTCGGTATTTCTGACTCGAGACACAGTGAGGGGCCTGGTCATGAAGATTGTCATCGCCCCATAGTGTACATTTTATCAAACCCATCCCAACAAGGTTTGCTTAAAATTGGCAAGAGTATCCATCTGAAGAGTAGGCTAGGTGTACTGAATACCGGTGTGCCCATGAGTTTTAGACTAGAAGCCTATGAAGAGTTTGCAACCCGTGATCAAATGGATAAGGCTGAGAAGGAGGTGCACAGGCTTCTGGATTCTATGCGTGTTAACCCTAAAAAGGAATTTTTTAGATGTAGCGTCCAGCGCGCGGTGAATGTATTAAAAATTGTAAAACAGTCCTAAGTCAGACGATGTCACATCTAAATTACACAACATGAAGACGCGCACCAGTATCAAGCATGAGCCGAGGCGTGTGTCGCCACGAGATGCGTCGCGACGTGCACTACAATCAATTCGTGACCAGGTGAAAGAAGACCGACGCATGAAACGTATTTTGCGTGACATCGAACCAGATGTAGTAGTGGGCGAACCGACCGTATGCATAAAACCTGTCCGAGAGATGAAGCTCAAGCCATATCAGCGCAAATTGCGGCATTTATGTGGAACGTCCCATGTGGATCACTCGACACATACACGGTGCCCCAAGATGTGGGGGCCCTCATCCCTTAGGTGTCACAATAAGCACTGTGAAGGTCGTGGGCATGGCGTGCTCCATGGGGCCCACGTCTGTTGGCGCGTCGAAAGACGCTCTAAGACCAAGCAGTGTGGCATCATCGCCACGTGTGTTCCATGTAACACAACGTCTGGTACATTTAAGGCCTCTCGCGGCTCGTCCGTGTTCGTTCTGGCAAAGGTTTTATCAAAATATCCATCAAAGCCGTATCTCCCGAACGAGGATAGCATTTTGGAAGACGCGATTTTTACCTAAGTCACCTAATATTACCCTTGTAATTACAACATTCTAAATATGTCTTACGAACAGTGCCTCGCCGACGCCATGCGTATGTACCGAGTGGATTCACCCACCGATAGATGTAAGAAACTCGCAAACGCGACTTGGAAGATGAAACAGAAATACGCACAACTCAGAAAAGATAAACAGAATCGGGTGATTCAGCTCATAGAAAAGGTCCCAGAAAAGATCGTAGAAAAGCGACACGCAGTGCACACTTGCCAAGCAGTGACTCTGGCTGGCAAGTCGTGTGGATTTAAGGCTGTATGCAATGGTTTCTGTAGAAAGCATCAACCAAAGATAAAATATTAGTTAACTATAAATGTTAGATCAAGAGACATTACGTCCAGTTGTAATATCGATGGCCCTGTATGTCGCCATAGCTAAGATTATTCCCGAAAACGTCAAGAAGCCCACAAACATAGGGTTCATAGATGACATCGTGTCTATGTTGATCGCACAAAAAGGTGCAATTGCCTCAGGTGCTATTCTTACTGGACTGATTGTTCTCCTTACCAATTACATTATCGATGAATTGTTGTGAGACATTTTCTTTTCCAACTAACCATTTTGTGTGAGAATGATCCATGTAACGTATACGTTTTTCGTAAGCATCTTTCATGAATTCCAAGAGTTGTTCTTTGTTTGGTTTGCCCCATTGCATACCTTTCTTAAACAAGAAGTCGTCATTCTGTAGCTCTTGAAGTTCACAATCAATTGTGTATGGTGTTTTTACATATTCTGGTGATGCACCGTAATCAGTGATAATAACGGGTTTATCTCTAATTGCAGCTTCTACTGCGCCTAGACCTATTCCCTCCGAACTGGAAAAGCTTACATAACAATCCGAAAGTCTGTGTATCTTGTCCATCTCCTCGTCAGAAACAAGGCCGTTTATCACTTCCACCCTCGGTAGATTTATTTCGACTTTTCTGTTACATGTAGCTTTCACTATGAGTTTTGTATCCGGTTTGTTCAGGCGGACAAATGCTTCTAAAATGTCCCTAAAATTCTTACGTTGGTCAACAATGTTACCTATGTGATAAAATGTGTATACATCATTATGTGGTACATGTGATCTCAAAACATAGAACTCCGTGTCTGGAAATTGTCTAGAAAATACTTTTTTGCAAAATTCACTCGCGACAGCAATTCTATCAAAAAATTTAAATAATTTGCCGTAATCTTCGTGTACAGTTTCTGTTTCGCATATAGTCATGCAATGAAGATGTTTTATTTTACGCTTCAATTCTGGAATTTTTTGGAGCCAATAGTCAATTGGTAAAGCAAATATGAATGCTCTTTCACATTCGGGTATAGGTTGGGTGACTTCAATGTATTCCCAATCCGGGAACAGTTCGGTGTATTTTTTGGTGCATTGCCCAATTCCACTCAGAAGAGTTGGTCCTATCACAAGCATTAGATTTAAAGATAATATTTCCTTTATGTATATTAAAATGGAAGCTATCAGACAAGAAATCCGTGAAGAATTGAAATCCCTTCGAATCGACAAGAAGCATGTATACGGATTGTTGATGCGATTGGTTGATGAAATCGACAGTGCTCCAGCTCCAGCTCCAGCTCCAGCTCCAGCTCCAGCTCCAGCTCCAGCTCCAGCTCCAGCTCCAGCTCCAGCTCCAGCTCCAGCTCAGACCGAAGAAGCACCAAAGCCTGTAAAGAAAGTCGTTCGAAGAACTAAAAAGAAGGTTGAGGATGGGGAGCCTGTTTTGAAGTGATGTAATACACACCACCTAAAATCAATATAACTAACACTATGAGATAGCTAAATGGGTATTTCTTTGTTTCCTTTCTAGCTTTCTCCAAGTCTTCTGCGTCAGGTAATTTTTTAACATTATGGTTAAGATCATCTATCTTGTCCATGAGTCGATCCAATGCCTGTAATATTTGTATCTCTTTGTTTCTAGGTTTTTCTTTGACATCTATTGTTGTTATCTCTATTATCATATAAAATGATACATTTGGTTTCAATAGCTCATAATCTCCATCACCCTGTGATTCGTATAGTTTGAAATTTGTTTTTTGTATAGATATTGGGTTAAATAATGAAGTTTCTCTGTGAAATGATCTCCATTGTTTATCTCTCATTATGAAAGAATTGCTCCCAGAAAAACTTCTTTCCAGTGGAATTCTGGCGAGTATTTGACCATTTCTTTCGTCTAGTATTTGAGCTCTTTTTGGTATATCTTCACATACTACGTCTACGTATTTGGAAACATTTGTGTTACCCGTTATGTCGTTTTCACCTATTTGTGTGACATAGAAATCGACTATTTTGAAACCTATAACTTTAGTCATATCTTCCATATGTATGTTTGAATCTAATGAAAAATCAATCGTAAATGTATTGTTGGACCCATTTACGAATTCTGAATCTATCGTTATGTACTGGACTTTCTTTGGTACTTCGTGAAGATTCATCTTGTATTTAAGTTAGATAAAAAAAGAGGTTGATAAACACATAAATGTGGTGGCTTTATCCCAGGGCTTTCTGTTATGCGGTTGCAACGACTTGGACATACCAGGTTATTAAGAGCCTCATTGTGTTTACGGCGCATATCCCAGAATACATTGAATATTCAATTGACGATTTTAGGTGGTCTAATTTTACAGAACACCCAAAGAGATTTTTGCGAGTTGTTCAAAGTGAGAAGAAAAAGCTAGAAGAAGAACATCTCAGTAGAAGTAAAGAAGAATGAGTCTATACGATAGATTGTTTAACATTTTTGTGCCTAAGACGATAAAATATGATCTTAAAACGGAACATACCAAAGAAGGATACGAAATAGTCACCGCCATAAACGAGGTGGGTGAAGAAGTTACACTTGAATTTCCAAAGACTTATAAAGGAATAGTAAGTATATGATGCAAGATGGTTGCACGACCCATGATTTCCGCCTCGCATTCTGCCAAGCCACGAATTCTCTCTGTACAGACGTCCAAATCAAAATTTGGAAAACCGTCATCCAACAAGAGACAAAGTGTCCGGATGCACCAAAAAAACATCGCGCATTCTATTTACGAAATGGGGCTCAGAGATCTGGGTATAATCTTGAAAACTCTTCGAGTCAATCAGATTTACGGAGAAGAACCCTCTTCGATGTATGATCCGGCTATTGATCTCGTGAAAATGCGGATGCATGAATTAAAAATACAAACTCTAAACGAACGTATGAATGAATACATGATGTGTTGTTCTGAAATTGAACGATACAAAGAAATTGAAACCCGTAATATTGAGAAGGAACGTTTTTACAGTAAATTCGGTACGTGGACTCCTACCGTGAGACACTCCGATTTTACGCACGATGATAAACTCATGGAAGCGCAAGTTAGACTTCATGAAATTACAGAGAGATGTCGTGATTTTAAGGAGCGGGAGCGCATTTTTAAGATAAGAACATTTGGTAGACTTGCATCTAGAATTGACTTTTAATAACACATTTAAACAAATCAAACGTAAATGATATAGATCACAAGAAAATGAGCCTGAGCACCGAACTTGTTAAGCATTGTACCAGTCTTCTTAGATTGTCCTATTTGGACGATCTCATGACAAGAATGACTGGCGTAGAAACCGAAGTTTGGGGTCTACGCGCAGAAAACTTCCCTTCTAAGTTGATTCCAAATTGTAGCAAAGATTTCTTGTGCTACATGGGTATCATGAAAGAAAAGTTGTACGCATCTTATGGGCAAGTTCACTTTTTAACGTTTGGTCACGAAAATTTCGTTGAAGATTCTTCTGTGTCTAACGATGGCCTTTTGCAACATATGTATGACATTTATTGTGAAATGGTGAGAGAAGGTTCAGAATCTATCGAATATAATCAAGATGTCTACATTTACCCCATTGAAATTAATAGTGACTCGTATGCCTATTGGTCCCCTATTGCCAAGAACACTTGGGGCATCAGAGACAAACTTGATTTCAATAATTTCATTCAACACAATGAATTGGTGGATTGGGTCAACTGGAAATCTCTCGAAGATCTTTTACCACGTGTTTATTACCCAAGTGAGGGTGAATACGACACTGAAACAGACGCCGAGTCCGAGTCCAAGTCCAAGTCCGAGTCCGAGACCGAGACCGAGTCGGAGTCCGAGACCGAGTCGGAGTCTGAAACTGAAGAAGGTGAAATTCTAGATTGTGAATCTTCAACTGAAGAGCATTATACCGATGACGAACCACCAAGAAAACGAAGAAAATACATTACTGACAGCGATGAAGACGAGACCTAGGTGCAAATACCCATATTGTTGGCACAAATCAACTAAATGTGGTTTTTGTAAATCACATGTAGATGAAGGTTTAGTAGTAGAAGCCCTCATAGAACTTAAATCAAGCTTTTAATAAATATTTACAGTATCTTTCATTTAAATTTCCAAAAGGTGAATATTCGAAAAATAGATGGACGAGTGCTCCAGTCAATATGAGTGCCCGTGTATCTTTTATCAATTTATAAACTCCTGTGTATATGGAAAGTGTTAATAAACCTATCAGTATGGCTTCTATAAGGACAAGTGAAAATGGACGAGCGATCATTAAAATTACTGAGAAAAAAATTCCTAAGTCGTGGCACGTTGCATTATAAATTAAACTAATAAAAATGGCTGAAATCGTATACCTTACTGACCTTGTTAAAACACTCATTGACGAAGTGAAAACACTTCGTGCGGAGAATGTACAACTCCATGAAAAGATTGATTTGATCCGAGAAGAGATGAAACCAAAAAAACGCACGACACAAAAGGCCCCGGGTGTGCCCAAAGTGCGATGCAGTGCTATCGCAGCTTCGAGTGGAAATAGGTGTAAATGTCGTGCAAAGGAGGGAAAAGATGTTTGTGATAAACACGAGAAACAAAGACAAAAACAACAATCACAACAAGCGAGTACATCATCTCCTCAAGTGACTGGATCACCCACACCAAAAAAGAAACCAAGACTTAAAAAAGATGCAAATAAAAAGATTGCGCCGATTCATAATCATCCCATAGGTGAGCCACCCAGAGATGGCGTCATTTGCGAATTATGTGAGAATCACGGGGACATTTTTGATCCTAATGTTGCAGATCCAGAATTTGAGATTTTACCTGAGAATGGACAGAGTATAGAAGAACGACTACGTATCATGTTAGAAAATGAAGGAGAATAAAAGATATGTTTGTAATAATTAAAAATGGATCCTATTCGAAATATAATGACATTGATTGATGAATACAAAACTGAATTGCCAGAAAATGTATATTTAGAAATATGCCGCGATTTGAAAAGGTTATATGCATCTGGTGACACAGTTCGTGACAATTATATATTGAATTTGACGAATGATTATTTGGCATTGATGGAACAGAATGAAACACTCCGAAAAGAAATTATGCAGATGAAGCGAGATTTAGTGAGGTCTAGAATGGCAAGATTTGAAGATGTTTCTGTGCCTATATCTAATACACGCACATTTCTTGAAAATTTGATTGGCGCTTCATCAAACACAAACACAGAAAATACAGTTAATGATATGCCTCTACCGCCATTAGTTCTCAGATTTTAGATAACGAGTTCTTTTTCATGCCCAACTATCAATTCCGTGTTTATCATGATATCGTAACCCACGTCTTTCACATTTTTGCAAAAGGCTACGTCTTCCGAACACATATCTTGGATTATCGTTCCATCTGACATTTCAATAACTTGTAATTCTCTATTGAAATAAGGATATTTCATTTTTTCTAGGACCTCTCGTTTTACTGCCATGAATCCCATTCCGTTATACGCCACCTTCATATATTTAGGTGCACTTCCGAGATCTTCCACACGCAAAAATTTAAATGTACCATTTTTCTTGAAAAAATCTATGTTCCATGTTTTTACCGCTGTATAGTGTTTCATATCGATCATGCGATATATACCTGAAATTACGGGGTGACTATCTGTGTCTTCTATGAGTTGTTCTAGCTGCTCCGGTGTAAAGAATATGTCACTATCTATGGTTACCCATACATCATAATCTACTTCCCCATTAAATGGTTTTTGTTCAGATCCACGGAGATTATCTAGACCAAGTGTTTTCATACGAGAAAATGGTACGAAACTACTATAGTCGTTTACCATTCGTACATTGTATCCTTTGTTAGTGAGATACACCAACGCATTTGTCCAATTTCTTAAGAATGACCCCGAATATCGATTTCCGGGTAATGCGATTATCACTGACTTCATTAAACATGTATTGCATTACATCTTTAAACTTAGATAAAGTAAACATGCAATACATGATCAAGTAATAATGAGAACGAGACGAGTGCGAAAAACACGAAACGACGATCCGGACTACGTAGTTGAAAATGACTCGGATGATGAACTCGAACAATACTATGAAATTCCGCCGAAGCCGTATTACGGAAACGGATTCAAGATCACATTTGATAGCCGTGCTGAGAAACACCGATTCATGCGAACCGTGGGTTCTAAATATTTGAGTAAGCTTTGAGTTTATGTGTTATACATGATGGGTGGTGGTGTGTAGTTTTCCATCTTTCGGGTAAACGCCAAGTAAAGGGCGAGTACGATGACAAACACTATGATGGCTACGTCCCACGCAGGTTTGCTTTTTCTACCCCAGCTCACGGTGAAGAAAACACCAAGGAATACACCGAGTGCTCGCAAAAGTATTTCGAGGTAAATATTCATTTAGTATAAATATATATTTTAATTTTGCCTAAGTCACCTGTCGACCTTGTAATATTCATATCAAAAATGAACAATTTCACGTTCGACGAGTGTAGATCTCGCGCTAACGATGCTCTATCTACACTCGAAGGACAATCTACTACGAAAGAAGACCTAGAAAGATGTTTGAAAGATTGGTACGACCGCGGAAATAATTATTGTTTGAGTATGAGGGGTGTTAAACACGCGTATCGGCGAATGCCTAAAAAACCATGGGCAACCAAAGAATGGGTGGCTATAAGAGATATCAAGTTGTACAAATTTATGATGGACAAGTTTTCAAATGTATTTTGGGAAAATGTTTGGGACAAGCATTCACTCATCCCACGTTCTCCCAAATTCAAAACTTTTCACGATGTAGATGAAACTTTGCGATCCGAAAAATTCTACAATATGTGTCGCCAAGAGATATATAAAATGTAATATGATGTCGATATGTGTGTAATCAAATTAAAATAATTTGGTATATTAAATGAGTAGGTCGTATGCTAACGCACTTGGAGGAGTTCAGAAAAAAACATTCAGAGAGTTTGCTGATATGGTAGCCGCGAAGCCAAATCGATTAGTCATAAATGTGGAGCGTTTGAGAAAATGGTACGATTGGTATTCAAGATCTTCGCTCACAAACAATAAAAAACACGCCATGATAAATCGGGCACTCAAAGAACAAGCACACATGAAATTGTTGCCGAGCATGATGAACCAGACGGATGCTGAATTTGTTACAAAAATTACAAATTATTATAGACCAGATAATGCCGATATACGTAAGATAAAGGGTATGCTCATTGGTCAGAGTCCTGGTACACGTTTGAGAATAGAAAATATTATGCGTTCGAATGCGATAAACAAGGACGATAGAATATTTCTATTATTGAAATCGAGAAATATACGCGAACGCCTGTTAAATGGGAGTTCAACCGGACTCACGAATGACCAACTAAACCAAAAACTGCTTGAACAGGGTAGGCCACTCAAAAAGTATAAAAGAAACAGAGTTCATACACAAGTCCTTATACATGGTGGAAATGGCGGGAATGGGGGTAATCATGGGGTGAATGGTAAAGTTGGTAAACCCATAGGAGTTTCCATAGCTGGAACTGGTATGCATAATACGGCACCAAAGTATGTAAATAACAATTCTAAGAGAAGTGAACACAATGTTGTTCGTAAAATAAACATACGAGGTGGTATGGGTGGTAAAGGTGGTTCAGTTGGTATGGGTGGGGAAGGTGGAGAATCCGCTAACATAAGACTTGCATAAGCCGGGTTAGTGATAGGACACGTAAGAAACAAACCTAAGTCGGATTAAATAGATAGAAAAGTTACTTCAAAATGCGCTGCCAAGACTGCAAAACCTGCTTATCTGCTATCAAGAAGGGACACCTCGAGTGTATGAAGACCTTCAACTACGAAAAATGCAAGAAAGCTCCTGAAACTGCTGCTCTCTACAATCACCTGGAAATCTACAACTTTCTCAAGACAAATCCAAGACAAATTTCTCTTGAGAAAGAAATAGAATTTTGTGCCAAGAATAAGTGGTTGGATGAATACTATGCGTTTTTATATAGTTATACCTATTTCGACAACGAGGCCAGATTTAGCACCATTCGTTACATGATGTATGCCGCCATCAAACATGGTGACTTGACTATGATGAATAATGTGTATACATATGGAACTACAACTTTCCACGAGGCTTTTTCTGAGATTCGATCTATGGATAATGCTACTTCCATCGCCGTCAAGACTGCTGACCCTGAAAAGATTGAGAGTGTTTATCGGATGTTCCGGGACAGATCCGAAGATTGGTCTCCGAGTGATTTTAATGATGCTATCATTACTGAAAACCTCGATGTTCTCGCCAAGGTTATTCAAATGTGGAAGGAATCCCCCACCGGTTTGACGAGTGTTGAAAACACAATTAAATTGGCTACTATCACGAATAACAGAATTGATATGCTCAAATTGCTGGACAGAGAAATCAATGGGTATCCACCAGGTATGTTGCATGAAATGCGAAACACGAGAGGTCACTCTACACGAGCTCGCCAGGAAATGAACGCATATGTTTGGAGAAAAATGTTTCCCGCACAACGTGGGAACACCGCGGGAATCGTTGAACGCGATAGAATTGAACAACGTCAAGTCAACGCTGCACCCGTAGCTCCGGTTCGAGAAAAGGTGACCAATCTCCAAAAGGCCCTCGCGGTGATTGAGGATTGTGATATCCCCGAAGGTAAATACTTAGAACTGTGTAACCTCCTCATGGATGTTCACAAACGTGGCGTTAGAGCTTAGAAAAATAGACTTGTATAATATTATGGAAGTAGCTTCGTATATATACAAACGAATGAAACTTCGAGAAAAGTTCAAACTGTACTGGTTACGTAAACAATTTGATTACGCCTACTCGCGCGTCGAATTCTATACCTCGCGCATGTCTTCGAGTAACATAGCTAATAAATTGAGACTGATACGAGCCTGTAAATGGGAAGATCGTATGTATGCGAAAGACCAGGAGATACACGATTACGTGGATAAGATGAATTTAAAATATGCGTGAGTATTATAAAATGGTGACACAACAAAAAGAAAAGAAAGGTCCACCAGTTTCGGTTATAATCGGTGGAGTGAGTGTAGCTTTGCTACTCGGGGGCATCGTCGTTTATGCGATGAGGCAAAGGAACTCTAATTAATCTCCATATACAAAATTATTCTATCCTCCTCCGAAAGGTTTTCGGCCCAGTGAGGATGTCTCGCGTCTAGAACAATGTGTTTCCCATTTTCTTCTATGACGTCTCCAATTTTAGAGTGGTGTAGAATGCAGTACCCGAATGGTACATCTATACCTAAATGATATGTAAACTTATAGTTAGGTCCTACGTCGTCCGTGTGTACTTTGAGTTTAACTCCTCCTTTCATGAGTGAGAATCCTGCGACCTTTATGCCCTCGATGGACGATAAGAGTGCGTGGGTCTTCGGGCACAATTCGCAGTTTCCAGTCACGGGGTGTCCGTCCCATACGAGTGGCCAACTGATCCAGTCTTCCGCCACGTGGTCTTGACCACCCTTGAGCCATCCGTGTTTACCGGATGCATACATGGCTACGACTTCTTTCAGGTGTTCCGACCCAACCCATTCTCCTTCTTTTCGGGGTGTTTCTGATATGAATTCGCGGGGAAGTTTGCGTACCTCCTCGCGGATGGTTTTGTAGTGTTCTTTTAACTCTTTCAGGAGCATCTTACACGTGTGGCGTCTTATTTTTTTATCTCGTTATTTTAAATGTCACCACCAAAAACTATAAATTCGCCACTCATGAAACAGATGAACAAAGAAATCAGTGCTATGAAGAGAGAAATAAACGCACTCATTAGGGCCATCACACCAAAGAAACGTGTGTCTACTAGAAAAAAATCTACTAAAAAGTAAATGTACTCTTTATTGTGTAAACCGATAATACTTCCACCACCATCACCACAGACACAAGACGTCATGATGATGGGTGTTAAAAAGTGTAGAATAGTACTCGTTCGTCCTACCCAAAAGGAGAACGTATATGAACTAGAGGTCATCGAAGATGCTCCACCATTAACAGTTGACTAAAGAAAACACGCGATGCATTCGTAAGTATGGAAGATGACCTAAAACATGCTATGCAAATCATAGATAAACACGCGGACAAAATGCCCGATGGGGATTATCTCGAGCTGTGCAACGTGATGCGTGACATTTACAAGAACGAGGTTGAAACGATTACCGATACTATAACAGGTCGGAGTATTTTCCCAGAAGGTATGTTGATCGATAACATAGAATTAGATGATGAGTCCGTTCGTCATTTTCAGAATGTGTATGAAAATTCTATGCGCGCGTTTGATGTACAGTTGAAAGAAATGGAAATAAAAATGATCGATAAATTGATTAAGAATATCAAAACAATACGACGAATTACACCAAAGATTAGAACTCGTGCACTTCACCACTACTATGAATCACACAATATATACATCGATGATTACACGACTGAAACCTTCGAAGCACTCGTAGGAGATAAACATGAACTCAGATCCATATGTAATGGATACATTGCCACTGAAAATGCATACAGGCGTACGGTAGTACGGGATCTACACAGAAGATGTGCAAAAATATGTGAAGAAATAGAATTAGTCCGTCAGGGATTTATCTGAAAAAAAAATATTTTTTTACTTTCTTTTTTCAGAAAAAAGTTTTAAAAATAAAAAAAGTTTTTTTTGTAATTAAATCATCATCGTAGCGATCTGACCCACGACCGCCTTCACGGGTGAAGGTGTGCTCATTTTCTGTTTCTTTCGTGAACTCTCGGAGGGTGTTCTCTTCCTTTTTTTACTCGGTTCGACTTTAGACTTTTTAGTACCCGATTTCGCGGCGCTCTTAGATGCCGGACGCTTCGCTCCACCCATTGTGTTTCGCTTCACCTGTTCTAGCTTTTTCTTTTGAGCACTCGTTCGTTTTGCCTCTGTCGTTTTGGTCGAGTAAATTTCGTTTGCAGGTACACCTTTCACACCTCTACACGAAGCTATTATGTATATGGCTTCCTTGTTTGGTTCTTCGCTAAGAAATGTGGATACGTTCTTTTTAGGAGGTGTGTATATTTTGTTTACATCCATCATGTTTACGTTCTTTTGTGTGTGATACTGTTTACCCAATCCATTTTTAAATCTTAATTCTGGTAATTCGTATATACCCGTCCAATAATATGGGTCGTGGAATTGTAACAACGTATCGGGGTACTGTTTGTTTTCTTCGACGACCGTAAACTTTTTGGGTAAGTTTGAAAGAAGTGTGTTGAGGCTCTGCCTCGTCGCGAGTTTTTTGGCGAGCGCTTCAGCGCCCTGATATGTTAACTGGTCGCCCAATTCTACAGGCAAAATGAGCATTTTGTTTTTTGGAACACTCTTTGTTCTCTGTTTAGTTGGTGAATAGTCTTTGCCGTGTGCTAACACGAAATAGACGGGTACTTCACCGCGTATGGCCTTCTTTATGAGAGACATCTTGAAATATACACACAAAATATTTCACACAGGCCAATTTGGTAAGTCTATGTGTTTGGTCTTGGTAGCTTTACTGTGTACGTCTGGTACATACCACCCCAGTGTGAAACCTATGATACACGGTATCAATACTCTCCTCATTTATGTTTAATGTTCAAAAAAATGTGTGGTAAATATAAGATGTCCATAGACGCCGCTGGCTGTGAAGCGAACCCAAATGACCCTGGGTGTTCATGTTATAATGTGGTGAAAGGTAAATGTACTGAAAACCCAGACATACCCGGGTGTAAAGAGGGTAACGAGTGGATGAATCGATTGTTAGAAGTCATACCAGATAGATCTGAATTTGATAACGCTAGAAGGTTGATAGAGATTGAAGCACCCGATCGTTTCCACTGTGAATGGGTAAATGCGTGTGGGGAAGATAAATTTAAACCGACTGAATATAATGATTTAATAAATGTCGGAAAATGCACGTGGAAAACTAACGTTTGTGCATCCGATGTAAAAGCAGATTCTGCTATAGATACGAGCTTTTTTAGAGATTGTACAATCACGGAGGTTGGATTCCATGACTTGGATTCTGTGTATGCCATGGATCCAAGTATTCAGGCTATACTCGGTTTAAGAACGGCTGAAAATTCTTCTGTAGTGGCTGCGAGAAATAAAGAATTGAAACTTGAGTTACGAGCTCAGGATAGACAAGCTTACGCTGATGCAGAAGCCATGCGCTTAGCTGGTGTAGATGCGGAAGTTGAAAGAATACAGAGAATTGGTGAAGCCCAAGAAGAAAAGGTCAGAAAGCAGACACAATTGTTAATGGTGGGTGTAGGGGTTAGTATACTTTTAGTCATTCTGATTTTAAATATTAAGTAATCATAGGATGTCTACAGCAGTCGATGAAGCATTTTGTGCTGTCGATGAAAATAAACTGGATGCACGATGTTCTTGTTATAATGTAATTGAACGAGATTGCGAAACAGAACCAGACATACCCGGGTGCAAAGAATCCCTCGAATATGTCAATAGTGTTATGGATACAATACCAAACACGGAAAATAACATGCAAAGAACGGTCGCCTATGGACAGTTGATGCAACGATTGTATTGTACTAATCAGGTGTGTGCAGGTGAAGATAAATATAAACCACCTGTTTTGGATGAACTTAAAGAATTTACACCGTGTGCTTTTAATTTGAACATGTGTGTTCAAAACACCGAGATAGATACAGCATTGGGTACAAGTGTTGATAGTGAATGTAAAATAAACGAAAATTGGATGGGGGTTGATCCTTGGGAACTCGATTTTGCTGAGGATGAAGTAGAAGATATAGCCAGATTGAAAGAAGAACACAAAGATAATATTACACTCAAAAAGTTAGAAATAGAAGAGGCTGCTAAACAGAGAGAAGCTGAACAACAAAAGAATAATATCATCATGTATGCCGCGATTGGTTTATTTATACTGATCGTACTTTTCCTTATGAGATAAAATATACATTAATATAAATAGGATATGTGGAAGCTATTCCCCATTCTAATTATATTAATCGGAATGACCTATTTCGCGAGTCAATTAATTAAAGACATTGAAGACGATACAAAGTTTGAAGTGGCTTTAGACGCGGCGACCCAAGAGGCTATCGATAGAGGCGAGTTTAAATTTTCAGAGGATGTGATACCTGTTGAGTCCAAGGACTGCGAAGGGACCCAGTGGATAAAACAGCAGTCGTGTTCTTTGAATGGTTCTCCCATGGATGGATCTGAAGGCAGCTGTGGTCCAGGTAAAGAGATTTGGATATTAGATCCAGACCACTCGGATTTTAAACCGGCTACGGGTGATGGCAAATGTGAACCGCAGGAGAGAGACTGTAGCGTTGAGTGTCCAAAACCTTGTGAAGGGGATACTTGGAAAGATACCGGTCGGTGTGTGAGAAAAGAGTACGACACGGCTGGTAACATGACAGAGATTGTTTTGGATGGCACAGAGGGTAAGTGTGGAGAGGGCATCACAGATTTAGAACTAGACACAGATGCACCAGATTACGTGCCAGCTGTTGGTAGTGGGTCATGCACATTTACAAAGGGTGGATACTGTAACGTTCCCTGTCCAGAACCGGAGCCGCCAAAGTGTAACAGTTATACGGGGTGGGTTGAAAATGTGGGTCTGGGATGTGTTGTGAGTGAGAGTAGTACGAGAAAAGTAAACTGTGGCGAAACAGGTGTGAAGATGTTTTATAATGTGGCTACAAACCCAACAGAGTGCCCAGAGCTTGTAAAGTGGGAAGCGTGTCAAGGGGATCCGTGTCCAGTAGACTGCGAAGGATCTTGGTCTGCTTGGAGTGATCCTAAATCGGATGAACCGTGTGGTGTTCAACCATATAAAGAGACAATTTTCACCATAACAAAAGAAGCACAATTTGGTGGCAGGGCGTGCGAAACGTCTCACAACGACGTACAGCGTATAAACTCCGGACTTCCAAAGGAGTGTTGCATAGAAGGCGGTGATTGGGCACCGGATCCTAACATGGAGTGTAGACCAGACGGTACAAGAGAATACATACAGACTTACACTGAAAATAAGGTTGGTGGATGTCCAGAGAGTGCAAAGAGAAAGACTCTTGCGTGTTGTTATCAAAAGGGTGATTGGAGTCCATCACCAGGTGCGGTGTGTAAATCAACCGGGTTCATAACGCAACAACAGACTACAGCTGGATGTCAAGATAGCATTGGTAAGAGAGAGTATGAATGTGAATATTTGGGTCCGTGGGTAAAGAGTGGTGGGTGTGGAGCTGATGGTAAACAGTGGTACCAGAGAACTGTGATTAACAGCTCCGAGCCTAGAACAAAAAGTGAAAATTGTTGTTATAAATCGGCTTGGGGTAGCTGGAGTGGCTGGGGTGCGTGTAATGGTTCTAAGAGATACAAAACTCGCACTAGAACGGTCGTGAATTGTCCATCCGGTACGCCTACGTCTGAGACTGGATCACAAAACTGCAATCATTGCGCGGGGTATTGGGAGAAGGATATTAAATGTTGGAAGTACGGAGGTACGCGTTGGGGAATTCCACAATATAGTAAACATACATATGATAAGTATGTACGGACTAAGAATGCCTCAAATGGTGGAGACAATTCATGTCCATCAAATGGGACAAAAGGTAATTGGCAAACCCTCATTGGTAGCGGTAAACACGGAGATGAATGTTAGGCAGGTAAATGTTCTGACGATATTACGAAGTATCGATTATAAATTATAGAGGTGATCCCATCATGTAAAAAATATACATTAATATAAATAGGATATGTGGAAGCTATTCCCCATTCTAATTATATTAATCGGAATGACCTATTTCGCGAGTCAATTAATGAAAGACATTAAAGACGATACAAAGTTTGAAGTGGCTTTAGACGCGGCGACCCAAGAGGCCGTAGATAAGGGTGAATTTACATTTCCAGAAGAGGTGATACCTGTTGAGTCCAAGGACTGCGAAGGGACCCAGTGGATAAAACAGCAGTCGTGTTCTTTGAATGGTTCTCCCATGGATGGATCTGAAGGTAGCTGTGGCCCGGGTAAAGAGATTTGGATATTAGATCCAGACCACTCGGATTTCAAACCCGCCACGGGTGATGGCAAATGTGAACCACAGGAGAGAGACTGTAGCGTTGAGTGTCCAAAGCCTTGTGAAGGAGATACTTGGAAAGATACCGGTCGGTGTGTGAGAAAGGAGTACGACACGGCTGGTAACATGACTGAGATTGTTTTGGATGGTACAGAGGGTAAGTGTGGAGACGGTATCACAGATTTAGAACTAGACACAGATGCACCAGATTACGTACCAGCTGTTGGTAGTGGTTCTTGTGCATTTACAAAGGGAGGGTATTGTAATGTCCCCTGTCCAGAACCGGAGCCGCCAGTGTGTAACAGTTATACGGGGTGGGTTGAAAATGTAGGTCTAGGATGTGTTGTGAGTGAGAGTAGTACGAGAAAAGTAAACTGTGGCGAAACAGGTGTGAAGATGTTTTATAATGTGGCTACAAACCCAACAGAGTGCCCAGAGCTTGTAAAGTGGGAAGCGTGTCAAGGGGATCCGTGTCCAGTAGACTGCGAAGGATCTTGGTCTGCTTGGAGTGATCCTAAATCGGATGAACCGTGTGGTGTTCAACCATACATAGAGCGTACTTTTACTATAACTAAGGCGGCTGAACACGGTGGAAAAGAGTGTGATTATCCACACATGTTTAGTGATAAGTTAAATTCGGGTGAAGTTCTTCCGTGTTGTGTGGAAGGAGGTGATTGGGCACCCGATCCTAACATGGAATGTAGACCAGACGGTACTAGAGAATACATACAGAGTTACACTGAAAACAAGGTTGGTGGGTGTCCAGAGAGTGCAAAGAGAAAGGCTCTGGCGTGTTGTTATCAAAAGGGTGATTGGACAGATGTTACGGAGTGCAAACCGACTGGTTTCAAAACACAACAACAAACGACTGTAAACTGTGCTGATAGTGTTAAAAGAAGAGAGCAAACGTGTGAATACGTTGGTCCATTTACGAAGATTGGAGAATGTACGAGTGAGGGTAAACAAATACTTTATAGGGTTACTGTAAATAGTAATGAACCTAATACAATAATAGAAGATTGTTGTTATCAGAGTGATTGGAGTGGTTGGAGATGGAGTTACTGTAATGGATCCCAAAGAACGGGTACGCGAACTAAAACAACTGTAAACTGTCCCGCAGATGTAGTTAAAAGTGAGACTATGACACAAGACTGTAACCACTGCGTGGGTTCGTGGGTTGATGATGGGATAGTTGAGTCGTCTTCTTGTGACAACGGCTATACACCGGTATACCGGCGGAGGAAGTACGTTATATCCAAGCAAGCCACAAATGGGGGATCGTCGTGTTACAAGAAAGATGGTGAGGTCAAGAGAGGTGATTATATATATAGTAATAGATGTTAAAAATATATAATAATTAAAAATATACATTAATATAAATAGGATATGTGGAAGCTATTCCCCATTCTAATTATATTAATCGGAATGACCTATTTCGCGAGTCAATTAATGAAAGACATTGAAGACGATACAAAGTTTGAAGTGGCTTTAGACGCGGTGACCCGAGAGGCCATAGATAAGGGTGAATTTACATTTCCAGAGGATGTGATACCTGTTGAGTCCAAGGACTGCGAAGGGACCCAGTGGATAAAACAGCAGTCGTGTTCTTTGAATGGTTCTCCAATGGATGGATCTGAGGGTAGTTGTGGCCCGGGTAAAGAGATTTGGATATTAGATCCAACCCATTCAGATTTCAAATTCGCCACGGGTGATGGCAAATGTGAACCACAGGAGAGAGACTGTGAAGTTGAATGTCCAAAGCCTTGTGAAGGAGATACTTGGAAAGATACCGGTCGGTGTGTGAGAAAGGAGTACGACACGGCTGGTAACATGACTGAGATTGTTTTGGATGGTACAGAGGGTAAGTGTGGAGACGGTATCACAGATTTAGAACTGGATACAGATGCACCAGATTACGTACCAGCTGTTGGTAGTGGTTCTTGTGCATTTACAAAGGGAGGGTATTGTAATGTTCCCTGTCCAGAACTGGAGCCACCAAAGTGTAACAGTTATACGGGGTGGGTTGAAAATGTAGGTCTAGGATGTGTTGTGAGTGAGAGTAGTACTAGAAAAGTAAACTGTGGCGAAACAGGTGTGAAGATGTTTTATAATGTGGCTACAAACCCAACAGAGTGCCCAGAGCTTGTAAAGTGGGAAGCGTGTCAAGGGGATCCGTGTCCAGTAGACTGCGAAGGGTCTTGGTCTGCCTGGAGTGATCCTAAATCAGATGAACCATGTGGTGTTCAACCATATAAAGAGTCAATTTTCACCATAACAAAAGAAGCACAATTTGGTGGTAGAGCATGTGATGCAACTCACGGAGAAAAAGACCGTATAAACTCGGGGCGTCCGACGGAGTGTTGCATAGAAGGTGGTGATTGGGCACCAGATCCTAACATGGAGTGTAGACCCGATGGTACCAGAGAATACATACAGAGTTACACTGAAAATAAGGTTGGTGGGTGTCCAGAGAGTGCAAAGAGAAAGACTCTGGCGTGTTGTTATCAAAAGGGTGATTGGACAGATGTTACGGAGTGCGATTCTACGGGTAAAAAGAAACAAGAACAAACTACGGCGGGAAATTGTCTCAGTAGCGTTAAAACGCGTGAAGTAGATTGTCCATACATCGGCCCATGGGTAAAAAGTGGTGGGTGCGGAACCGACGGTAAACAGTGGTATCAGAGAAGCGTGATTAACAGTGATGAAACTAGAACAAAAAGTGAAAATTGTTGTTATGAGGGCACTTGGAGTGGCTGGGGTGCTTGGGGTGATTGTGATGGTAGTACACGTTCTAGAATTCGTACCAGAACACCAGTGAATTGCCCAGCTGGTACAGCTACTTCAGAGACTCAAACGCAGACATGCAACCATTGTGTCGGTGAAATAGTTGAGATTAGTAGACGAGATGGATGCTTTCTTAGTACTCCTTACATTTACATAGAACGAGAATATAGACATACTACACCCGCTACAAATGGGGGTAATGTATGTCCTTTTGAGCATGGAGTTAGTCTTCCTACATCAATAAAAGGTGGTAATGCGGACTGTTGTTTTTTGTTTTGTGACTAGCAATACATGTATCTTTTAACACCTAACCCCACCCCCCGACGCTTCCCGACGCTTCCGTGACCACCACCCCGACGCTTCCCCACGCTTCAGTACATTGGTACCGAGGCATACGATATCACGCGGTACGCGTTCGTTCGTGGTTTCGGTTGGTTTAGACATGGTGAAGATATTTTCAATAAAATTTTTAAAGGATATAAATTTTCTAAAAAAACTTTTTT